TGTGCTGGTACCACCTGTCAAGGTATACAGTTCAGTAAAGTTTTGATTTATTTTATCAAACGCTGTGCGCAGTGTGTCACCGGTTTTGTCGTTGACACTGAGTCCAATATTAACATTTAGTTTAGCCATTATACTCTCCCCACAGCAACTTGTATCATACCCGCTTCGCCATAGTCTTTGTCTTCCAGTGCTTTGCCAATCACCGCACCCAGTTTGGGATCGTTAGCACGAACAGCATAACCAGCAGTGGCACTGGTGGTCAGCATGTCACCTTTCTTAACTCTGCCGATAACTTTGACTGGCACACGACCTGCCAGTGCAATACACACCTTGATGCCAGTTTGTTCACCATTCATCACATATGCTGGGTTTGCACTGACCACACCAGCTGAACGTGTATCATTCATTTGTGTTGTGACAGTGACTTCTTTGTCACCACCAAACACCAATACCGTACCTGGTTCGTAGTCTTGGTCGCCTTCATAATATTCTGCCAAGTCAGCGTAAGTAGCTTGCAATCTACTTGCACCAGCCAACGTCCAACGTCCAGTCATAGTGCCTGCAACAGTTTCTCCGCCAGTGGTCAGTGTGGTTGATTTCAATGTACCCAGTGTAAAGTCAAGTTGACTGGATGCTTGCATAGCCCACCAACCACTAATCCTTGCACTACCTGCGTTGGGACCGGTAGCCGCCCCAGATTGATCAGTGGTCAAAAAGTTAGTTTTTAGTGTACCGTTGCTAACATCCAGCGTACCAAACACAGTCATGTTGGAATTACTTGACGTAGTTCCCAACACAGTCATGTAATCAAATCCACCAGGTGTGGTAAATGTGTTGGTAAGTGATGTGATACTCAATGCTCGGTATCCGCCTATCTTCACAAAGTTGGCGTCAATGCCGCCCAAACTGTCTGTTTTGACCAAACTGTTGGCAGCTCTTGCAGTGGTAACACCTGTCACAGCATACACGTTGTTGGCCACGTTTGCGCCATCAAATGCCACAGTTACAACACCGCTGGCATTGAACAATGTGTTTGTGAGTCCGCCTGCATCGCTCACTACCTGCGCTGGCGTGACTTCCGCTGGACTTGCGGCAGAACCACTTCTGTTGCCCAATAATGTCCCAGTACTGATGTGTTGAATCTTGCCCAATGCCACACCAGTAGTTGCACTGGAGCTTGTTCGTAAACTTGCCCAACCATTAAACAAGTCAAATTGGTTAGTGTTAAAACTCACAAGTCCGTTGCTGGACTGTATTGACGCCGCAGTACCACTGGGAGCGGATCCTGACACACTGGCAATGGCCATGGACAACTTGCTTTGTAATATAGCCGCACTGGGCGAAACCTGTGCATTGACAATTGAGCTGGGTTGTATAACAGCGGCCAACGCCCCAGTTCCTGTGGTGTAAACAAGATTTATGTCACCGGTAACAGTTTTATTTTTCCATTTGTTAACACTCTCATCGTATACCAGAATTTGACCCGTTGAAGGCCTGCCTGGCAGTGCTGGATCAATGGTCACATCAGTCAATTTACTGATAGCATTGAATGCCACAACTCTATTATCAACATACAGTTTGTTTGCGGCTTCGTAGTCAGTGCCAGGAGTTCCCAAGTTAACAATGTTAAAGTTACCCATGTTGAAAGTAGCCTTCATGGCCAGTGTGCCGTTCAACGGCACGTATCCTGAACCAATCAAGTTTGCCAATGCAACAGGACTTCCGCCGTGGTCAATGCCCAACCGTTTATCAATGTAACTTCTAATAGCACTCTGCACAGGAACAGTGTCACTGGCATTGTTGGTCATGCTGGGATCCGTTGAGAATTCACTCACAACCACACCTCGTTTGAATCCCAAGCCGTCCAAGTTGCTCAATGCAATGCTGGCTGAGAATGTTACACTGCCAGTGCCTTGGTCCACAGTAAAGAAACGTCCCACACGGAAGATACCATTCTGGTCAGTGGTCACATAGAACACACGTCCCACACCTTCTTCTAATACTTCTTGACTTTGTTGATACGCCTTTGCTGGGTTACCGTAAATCACAGTGGGCCAGTTGGTGGAGTTATAACTGCCAGTGCCAATGTCCAACAAGTCATGACCAGTAACACGGCAAGTACTGATACGGGTAGTAACTTGTGCCGCTGAATCTGCAGGGTAGCCTCCACGTAATGTCACTGCCGAGCTTGCGCTGAATGGTTTACTGATACCCAGTTGTGTGCTGGTTGCGTTCGTCACTGACAATGTTGCTGTCACAGCAGTAACACCGCTCCACGTGCCTGGATTATAGTTATAAATTAATGCAATATTGGTTGTTGTTGAACCAGTAGCCGCAACTTGATAAAAACCATTATACAGCGTATTGGTATTGCCAATAACATGATACCATGTGCCAGCCACCGGCACTGCACCAGCATCTATAGTGAACCCAACTGTATAAGGGCCAGTGCCAGCAATACTGGCAAATCCACTAACTGTTCTAACAATGCCCACTGTAAACGCACCCGGAGCACTGGCATAGATTAACCCCAATCTAGTTGTTATGTTGCCCGAGGTCACTGTTGTGGTAATTTGTGGATTCTCAGAAAGAACTGGAGTTAATACTGCATCGCCATAGCTGACAGTGATAGTGGGAGCACTGCTATATCCGTATCCTGGACTAACTATGTTTACTGCTTGTATACTACCGTTGGCTATCACACACGTCACAATGGCTTGTACCAATGCGCCGCCACCTGACACGGTAATTTGAGGAACTATGGTGTAATTTGTTCCTGGGTTACTGATAGTTAATCCTGACAGGTAAGCCACCAAGGTTGATACAATACTTGCTCCTGCTGGGATCCAGGCAGCTGGCGCAACTGTAAACGCAGTTGGTCCGTCGATGCTTTGAATAACACAAGTTGTGGGTATATACACACCGGCTGCTGAACTGGAAATAACCATGCCCACAGACAACGCCGTAGTACTGGCAATGGAAATTTGTGTTTTATTAACAACTGACACCACTTGGTATGTTCCGTTGTATGCAGTAGTTGCTTGACCTGCAACCGTTAGATAACTGTCCACAACTGGCAATGTGGTAGTGAATGGCACATCAAAATTTACTTGAGTATATGCAGTGCCAGCGGGTCCTGCAGCCGCTGAAAAATAATTCATTGAAGCAATGCCAGTACCATCAGCTGAGTTATTAAGAACAGAATTGGGATCTATACTCAAATATCCGCTCTTGTTAATACCAAAGGTAATAGTACCTGCCGGTGTAGTGTTTGCTAAGGCACTCAGTGTAACAGTTGCAGTTATAGAGCCAGTTCCACTAAATGTGACACCTGCAACAGTTTGTCCACTGGTAAATCCTGTACCAGTGATCACATCGCCCACATCAATAGTACCAGCCACATTGGTCACAACCAACCTAAGTATTGTGTCGTCATAGCTGTTGAATGCACCAATTGCAACAAACAACGGAGCAGTATAGCCAGTGATACGATGCACTCTACCATTCCAACCAGTTAGGAAAATTCCTTTGTTCAATTGGTCAATTTGGCTTTGTTGACTAATTTGTAATATCGCTATTTTATTATCACCGACTTTACTGCCCTGTGTTTTGGCAGCATCGCTGGGATCCAATTGTGTAATGTTGACACCATCTGTTACAAATTTATAGTAGTTGAACGAAGCGTCGCTTTGTAGCACCGCAACGTTGGCTGGCAACAGCTCACCCGTTGATTCTGTCAAGTTGTAAGCAATAATTCTATAAATGTCACCTAAATTTTCACTGTATTGCACAGCAGTACTGGGTCTTGTTGGCTTAACATTATCAATATTATTAAATTTAATATTTTGATTAACACGAATGGTCAGCATTTGCCCATCGTACAACGCAAACTGCAATCCTGTAGTAATAGTACTGTTTGTACCAGCAGTGCTTAAATTTAATTTAAGTACATTTTGGCCATTGATTGTGATGGTAGTGTGTTCAATAGTACTGATGAGGTATCGATAAATGGGGCCGCCCTGTGCAGAGTTGTCAATTTCAATTTCTGCATTATTTGGTGGAGTGTATGTGTAACCAATAATCCAAATTCCCAATGCTTGCGCAGAAGCAGTTGGCACCATCTGTCCAGCAACTAACCCTTGTTTGTACACCTGTGCAGTCTGCACCATGTCATTGGTTAATTTCACAGCATCCGGCAATTCTGTCACATCGTATCCGCTGGATCTTAAACCAAAATTACCGTGTGCATTTGAGCCAGCCACTGATCGAATTTGGCCACCATTGTTGGCCCAGTAGTGAGTGTGGCAATAGTATGTAAACGTTGACACTTGTTCAGTTACTCCGCCATTGGTTGCCACAATAGCATAGCCCAAGTCGTTAATCATGGCAAAGTCATTGGCCAACATTGAACGATTACCACCCATCTCAATGTTGATATCAGTGCCGCCCCCTGCGTTTAGGTAGAGAGTAACACTGTTTTGTATAGCAGTTTTTGCAGAAACAATAGTGCCAGCATCATTCATACGTTGGCTATTTTGTCCAGTTATAGTTGGTGTTATCCTGCTTGGAACTGTACCTCCCACTGTTAGTTTTAAATTTGTACTGGTAATTGTGGCATTTGCACTCATAACAACTGTGTTGGTCACAGGGTTATAAGAAACAATAGTTGTTGATGTGGGCACACCAGCATTGACTGCGCTGGCAATTGATGCACCGTTTATCAACGCAGGATTATATGACACGTTGGTTATGTTGGCACTGCCAGTGGTGATAGTGCCAATAACAGCATTATCGAAATTACCATCCAAGATATAATCAATTGCCAAACTGGCCAAACTGGCCAACGCTATACCCTGTGCTGATGTGGCTGGTGTTAAAGTGGTAACTTGAGTAGATACGTTGCCAACTGTGGGAGTTATGGTAATATTTTCCACAACAGATTTTACCAAGTATACCAGTTTAGAAATTGCGCTTGAATACAAATATTCTAAACCCTGAATTTGGCTAACACCATTGCTGTAGTAAAATTGTGCAATATCTCTTGTTGTGCTATTGCCACCGTACAACAAGTCGTAAGTCATGGCA